TTCATTTCTTGCCCTCTCTTTTTAGCATGGTAATTTGCAAATAGGCGACTTTATCTTCCGGCTTTATACCTAATTCCAAATACGCATAATCCAGGGTCCAGGTTGGCATTTTATCGACTAGATCGGTTTTGCCGTAAGCCCGGGATACGGCCCAATAAAGAATAGCAGCCCCCGCCTCGTAGGCTTCGCCGATGAAGACTATGCGGAATGAACAGAAGCCAATTTTATTATCAAAGAAATAAATCCACCATAACTCAGCTTCTTTAAGCGGCGAATCTTTGACGTAAAGATAGGTATGCGCATTATCCTCATGCGCCATATCTTTGGTGAAGCCGCGACCATAAGCTGTAAATAAGTCTTGCTCCGTAGCCCCCCAATAGAGACCGCCCCAATTATTTGAATCATCCGCCAGGGCTGCGCCCGCAGAGACAATTAGTAAAATTGCCATGATAAAAAGCAGATTCCTTTTCATCGGTTTACCCCCTAACGCATAATTCCGGGTAATCACGTTCCAGCCGGAACAGCCGCTTTTGAATCTCCTCGATTCTCTCGTAGAGCTCATCGAGACGATAACCGAGCGATTGATAAGCTTCCCACATGATGTGAGCGAAGGCTTCTTGATGCCGGATGATTTCAGGTAAAAGTTCCTCCGCCTGCGCCCGTAGCAATAATATAGAAGGGAACCTAGTCGGTACGGGAGGTTTAAAGGCGTCCATGCCTAGACTAGTAGCGCAACCGGGCGCAGTAAAAAAGGAGGAAGTTCGCAGGCTAAAGATTCTGTCTACTTGCGCGCTACCCATGAATCCAGGCAAAGCCCCAAACCCCCCTAGAATCATAGTTCCCCTCCCTGTTCTATCTAAATCAATAGCACACTTTTAGGAATCTGTCAAGGGTTTTTGAGAATTATTTTCGCCCACCGATCTTACCCTCTAATTATTACCAAATCGAACCTGTTCTAATAATATTTGATTGATTTGTTTTTTTCTAAATCTAGTATGGGGTTCTATTAATCTTAAAAAATCACGTGCCGATTTACTTGCCAATCTCAGGGTCCATATACCCTTTCTGTTTTCAGTAGGTTTTATAGTTTGATGTATGGCACCACATCCAATTTGATTTCTAATCCAATCAAGGATTGAACGATCTGCCTGACTAATTCCAATCTTGGCAACCATAGTTATACTGGGTCTTTTTCTATCAGTTCTATGACTCTTGTGTTTATAAACTCCCGCCCATCCTTCGGCTTCCCAAAATGCAGCAATATAAATTGCCGCATCTCTATTTACCCTATTCATTTCCACTCCTCAATGCAAAAGATATACCACATCGGAGGGAAAAATCAAGGTGCAGTCTTGATATTTGCCGGGCGATGTACTATGCTTGGGCTAAGGGGGGAATCATGAAAAAGCGAAATCATTCTTTCCGTTTTGATGGTGCTCAATTCGCTAATCAATGGCGCGAGGGCGGAATAATAGAGTTTAAAAGCATCGAAGCCGCAAAGAAGGCAAAAGAAAAAAGCCGCATGAAATTCTGGACATGGTTTTTAATAATTGCCTTCATTATGGCGATGTTGATAGTGCTATTTCGCGCTCCCGCCCCTCCGGGGCCTACAGAAGAAGAAAAAGCTCGGATGGAATACGTAAAGGAACAGATGGGGAAATAACGTAGATTATACGAAGTAGAGAGGCTTATCCCGCCGGGCGGCTTCTAATTAGTGTTTCCCCTGAACACCTTTCATTTTTTCGTATGTCCGCAATCCAGATATACCTAATAGCCCAGTTAACACGGGCCATAAATTGCCCAAATCAATATTGGGAAGTCTAACGCCGCAGGCCGCAATTATCGGGATGAGCATATAGGAATAAAACAAAATCAAGCCGCATAGCCAGATAATCGCGGGCCGAGCCCCGGCGATAAAAAACCTTGGACTCGCTGCTTCTATCTCGTTTACCTTGGCCTGCGCCTGCATCGCCGATAATTCTATCCGTGCGGCTTGCTCTAGTAATTTCGCTTCAGTAACCGGGTCTATCTTACCCGTGATAGCAGAGCGTAGCTTTAGCGCGAAATCTCCGAGGCCGGAAACGAGGCCGCTAGCTGCCTCGCCAGCGGCCTTCACATCATTTCCCGTCAGCATTATTCAGAGCTAGGCCATTTCCAGGGCTTGCCCAGGACAAGCGCCATAATAGCCACAACCGCAGGCACAATAAGACCCGGGAGAACCTGCGGAAGCTCTGTCAGCGCTTTGGCGTAGACCAGCCAGCCCACAACGGCATCGGCGATGCAAGCGGCAGCGGCTACAGTCGCGCTGATAGCCTTTTTAAGATTTTCGCTCATACATACCTCACGTGAGAGATTTATTTATCCGCCAACGGCGGACTACTTACTTATCATGCGGGAAATACGGCAGAAATATCATTAGTGCCGCCCCGCCCCATAACACTATCCAAACAATAGCCGTGATTAGCCCGGCTTGGTTGTTAAACATTCTTCCTCCGGTTTCGCATAAGGCGCATTATCAGAAAAGAGCCAACCGCATTCCCCACGGCATAGGCTATCGCCCCTTGCCAAGAGCCGCCCCTAATTAGCACGGCATCGATGACAAAGAAATTCATCAAGGCTATTGGGATTGATACCACAGCAGCCAGCCAGGAAAGGCCCCGGCCAACGCAAATATAATAGCCAGTAACCATGAGGTCGGAAATGATACCAGTTCCGAAACAAATGGCGATTGCCAGGGGGAGGCTTTTCATCGCGGTCAGTCTCCATTAAGCACCTATCACCATTTGAAGGATTCGCTTGGATACGAGATAGCCCCCGGCTACTGTATTAGATTCGCCGAGGGGATCATACTCTACCCCGCCGCCGCAGTTGCCGAGAACGAAATGCGAATAAACCCGCTTCGGCGTGGGCCGCTCATACCGGAGGATTTCAAACTCGCCCGGCTTGCATTTGTACCCCGGTTCTTCTTTATGGAAATACCACCGCCCGCCATAGAGCGCTTGCATGATTGCTTCAGGTTTGAGAACGTAACAGTCCTCTTGCAGATTCTTCGCCGCTATCGCTTCAAGATAAGCAACAACAGCATCAATCCGTTTGTTCCCCAGGATTTCGGCAAGACGAACTAGACTGAGAAAATAGCAACCGCCCTCACCAAGAGCAAGCATGATTTTTTGACGAGGTTCGAGCATTTTTACCACCGCTTGCATTGCCAAACACCCTTATTTTCTACCGGACGCGAAAACATTCGCGGGTATTTTCTACTCTAAAAACATTTTCAGCGCAGCGACACCGATGGAAAGCAGCACACCACTGAGAATAATAAATACCAGCGTCTGAATTAAATCGAGCCGCTTAGTCAATAGCCTGATATTGTGTATTACTTCGTTGCTTAGCAAATGATTGAGCTTATCTATCTGTTCACTCATTTCAAGGATTTTTTTATCGCGTTCGGGAGAGGTCATTTTATCCTCGATATGCTTTCAGTTTATCAATATCCCGTTGCCCATAATAGACTGCTTGATGAGGGCTATGTCCTCGCTCATCTGAGCGATTTTCTTATCGCGTTCGGTTTGGTTCAATTAGCCCACCTTTTCAATAATTACTTCTGAATAGACCTCAACAACTCCAAAAGTCGTATCAATCCCAAACCCATCTGTAGCGATTGTTTTTTGACAGTAATGCCGAAGTTCCAAAACCGACTCTGACGCGAGGGTTATCCATCCCTCGACAACTGAGTCCGTTTGCGCGTATTCCCCGGTTGAGATCGAATAAGAGTTTGAGCCATATATGAGATAGGTCGAGCTGGTGTCGTTATAAATAGCCGCCTTATGCCGATCAACCTTATTACCGGGTGCCCTCGCTCTGATGCGATAAGTTCCAGCAGGCAAAGTGATCTGATTTGACGCCAGTGAAGCGCCCGGAATGGTGTTTTTGACGACTGTATTCAAATCACGTGTTCGCCAAGCCCCCGATGTAAAGGTGCCGCCATCTGTTCCCGATGATTTTTCATCTCGCACATGCAGAATCTGCGGAGATATGGACATGGTTCTATCTGCCGACAAATCCCCGCCGCCCGACAACCCCGTCCCGGCTATGATCTGCCGACTCGTCGGCACCTTCGCCGCTATGGCATCCGCATTCCCCTTGACCGTTTCGGTAGTGCGGCCCGCTCCGGCGATTTCCTGTAGCTGGCCGTCAACCTCTTCAGCAGTATATCGGCCCCCGGCATCGGCAGAAGGAATATCCCCGGCGCTCACCTGCCCCGCCCCGGTCCCAAAATCAATATGAGTATCTTTGATTTCGTCCGCATCGATTATATCCTTGACGGCAAAAACCGGGTGCATCCCGTTTTGATCGCGGTAATATTCTTTAGGCTTAGTCCCCTTGGTCATAATGTCGGTTTAACCTCTAATCAATTCCCGTTAAACTTCGCAATCCCTTGAGTTGCCGCAATCTTTCCTGTAACGCCTTCTCTTTGTAATAGCCCACGTCATAGGGCCTAAACTTGATTCCAGCAGTCCGGCCCAACAGTTCCCATGGGGCCCGTTCGGCCCGATATTCGGGAATGCCCGCACCCGTGAGAGCTTGTATCAATTGCTCGGGCGGCCCGCCGAGTTTCATCATGGGGATAAGAGTAGCAAGGGCATGAACCCATTTGCCGGGCATAATCCAGTTGCCATACTCATCCTGGCGGATGCCTAGCCGTTGCTTCACAGGGTCCGGGAACATTCCTACAAGAATACGAAGGGCGGGCGGGGCCGGTTTATAATCAAACTCTGTCCACTGTAGGGGCTCGCCCGTGAATAGGCTACGGTTGGCCGCTATCTCAAACGGCGTTTTGACGAATGGGGTAAGACCTTCTTTGATAATATTTGCCAGCGCCCCTATCGGCCCGGTTTCGCGGAACGGATGGAGAATGTCAATTCCAATTTTCCCTATGTCCTGGAAGGGAAAATTAGGATTGAACATCAGCGGCGCGCCCGAGGGGGTCCGAATGCCTAGTGGATTGACATAGGCTTCCTGTTGCATCCAGGGTGGCAAATATTGAGCTTCTTCGGCCTGAAGAAAATTTATCGCCCGCAGGGGCTTGGTAGTGAAGGCGGAATATTTGCCGGGGTTGTTTAGGATCTCCTCGACCTGTACCATCAGATTCTTTTTCAACCAGCTATAGAACGGCACTACCTTTCTGAGTTTTTCCTCGAAGCGCGTGAGCTCAGAGTAATCGAGGAAATAATGATTTACCCGCTTGGCCGCCTGCGCCAGAGTAAAGCCCTTATCTAAATCATTGAGAGCTGAGGCCATGCGAGCCGTGTTTTCTACAAAGGATCCGGTTTCGCTTCCGATACGCTCCAGTGGCCCGACCTTCCGGCCCACCTCTTTGAGCATTTCCGGCATGGCAAAGCCGCCGGTATGCACCCCGGCTTTCCGCAACATATCATAGAGTTCTTCGGCGGTTTTCTTGACGACCTTCCCATCCTCGGTGATTTCAATGAGCTTCTTCGGATGGTTCCGCCAAAAGAATACATCTATAGCTTTCCCCTGATTCTTGAGCTGCTTGATGCCGAAGCCGTCTTTATATAAGCCAGTCCATGCATTCGAGGCCGCATTCCGGGCATGGAAACCGAGATTATAGATCGTAGCCTGGCGTTTCCACCAATTCTGTAAGCGGTTGACGAATGCCCCGGCTAATTGCAGCTCATCCGGATTGGTGAGGATCTTATTAGTGATATTGAGCGTATCGCCGATTTCACGGGGCAGCACCCAATCGGTCAGCCCGGCTATCTGTGTCCGTACCATACCCTCCGGGATGACTTTCTTTCCAGCTTGTGCGGGAATCGTTTTCCCGTATTTCTTGACTATCTCCTCTGCCATGTCATAGCTAGTAGTTGCCCGGATGGTCTTATCGGCATAAGATTGTAGACAAGTCAGGGGATCGGCCAGCCTGAATCCGGCGGCCTCGGCCTGCGCCCGAGTATCGAATTGCCGAGTACGGAAGAATGGCGCATCGGTTGAGTATTTCCGGGCTGTGATTACCGAAACATTCCCCCGGTCGTCGATGAAATAGCGAGGATAGTAATTCTTGATATATTGCTTTTCTTTGAGTAGGCCCCGATGAATAAGACCTTCATGGAGATCATTGAGGATTGCCCGGAGTTTTGCATCTACCGTTGCCATTTCATCGGGCAAAACGGCAGTAGCTATTTTCTTCCGGGAACGGGCTGCATATTCCTGCGCCCGCCACATATATTCCAACAGAGCTTCAGCATCCGAGAAATCCGGCTCTATCTTCTTGATTTTCTGGACCGCCTTCGTTATCGCCTCTGTCGGATTTTGTAGAAGTTTGTTTACATCATCTAACACATTCTTGAAATTGTCCCGAAGCACTCCCGAACGCCAGGAACCCATACGGGCGGCTTGCCGTTCTATATCGCGGATTTCCGGGAAAAGCCCCCATGCAGCCGCCGGATCAAAAGCCCGTCGCAGAATCCGTATCGGCATTAACTGTTTCAGCATGGTGGGCATGGCCTGGATCGCTTTTACGGCTTCTTCACCTGCCCCTAATGCCTTAGCCGCCTTCGCTACATGAGCCAGCCGGCCACCTTTGGAAATCAGCAGGCCCCCTTGAGCGAAAGGCAATCCGAGGCGAAGCCCGTACTCTCCGATTTCTTGAGTAACTAGCCTCCGGCCTATGTCAATTGCTTCTTGCCAAGTTTTCCCGCCGTATTTGGCAATAAGCCCTTTGGCGAAAGCGGCCTCCGCCCCTTCCTCCACCACCCGCTTGAAGGTCTTCTGCCCCCATTCCGCCCCCTTCTCTGCGGCTTCCATGGCGCCCTTGGCCCCGCCCTTCCAACCGAAAGTGAGATAGGTCGTAGGGTCAGTGAGAATATCCCCGGCCAAGCCGCCGAGTTTGTAAATCCAATTGGGTTTCCCGGGCCAGAGGATCCGCAACACGTCCTCGGTATTGTGTCTTTCCTTGAGAGTGATTCCGTAAACGGCGGATTTGAGAATCTTCCCTATATCATCCCAGCCGAGCTTTTCTTCTTTGTATTCTTTGGCTGCGGTATAAAGCATGTTCGTAATGGGATACCGCGCCCATTCAAGAATATCCCAAACGCGAAGAGGGGGCTTCACCGGGGGGACTTTGAGCCCTACGGCTTGGGCCTTTAACTCTTCCTTGGCGATTTGACTTTCAAGGTCTGCTTTCTTGGGCAGAGAACCATAGGGAAAGTTTCTTCCGGCCCCGGACAGGGTCAGATTGGAGGGTTCAAGAAAAGGATAGGGCACGTTTTATAATTTCCCGTATTTTCTCAAAATCTCTCGATAGACGGGATTGGCTACCAAAGATTCTTTTACCACGGCGGGCGTGTTGGGATTCGTATACTGATCAATAATGGCCTGTTCTTGCATTGTGGGTTGATTCACAGTTTGTTTATTAGCCATCATCATAAAAGGACTCGCAATTCTAGAGGCATAAATTGTGGCTGCACCGGCCGCTGGTAACAATCCCTTTATCTTTTCCGGTATAGTTGGGCCAAATTGCGGCAATGGGGGCATCTGCCCTCCGGCCTGAGTAATTTCTTCTTCTCGTTTTCCAAGTTCAATTTTCTGCTGGGTTGCGGCTTCCTGGCGTTGCGCTTCCACGGCGGCAATATCTGAGGGGCTTTTCAGATTGGGATTGAAACCCTTCAAGAATCGCCAGAAGTCGCCAGAAATATCTTTCGCGGGCCATTGGCTACCATGAATATTCACAAGGGAATTGACAAGCCGGTCGGCGATAGTTTGACCCTGTGGCCCGCTCAGCAATTGCTGCAATTCACCAACCGATTTCAGGCCGAGATTGCCGAGAACATAGGTTAAAGCAACTTCAGTATCGAATCCTCTTGCACCATAAAGGCCCCGCTCCGGCTCCTTGGTCTTGGCCGCCGCTTGCGCCCGGATTTGCTGCAATTCCTGTTGGCCGCGCTGGGCGAGTAGTTCCTTTTCGTGTTGTCTTTGCGCTTCTGTGGATAGACGTGCGCGTTCCGCTTGCCGCTCTTCGGCTTCAAGATCAAGTTTCCTTTGTTCAATCAGATTGTTCTGTTGCAGGGCATGATAGGCGGCTTCTTCATCGTTCCGTGCCTTGGCGAGAAGATAATCCCGCTCAGCCCGGGCTTTTTCTTCCTCAAGGCGTTGCCGTTCTATCTGCATTTCCCGGCCCCGCAGATAGGCCGAGACACCGCTTTCTATTCCCCTTCCTAGGGCTCCCCATGGATCAGACATAATTACTCCTTATACCCGTGCGGGTTTCTTGAGACCTAGCCAGCCGCCCAGAATATCAAATCCGCCGCCTAGCAAATTGGAAAAGAAGCTGACGGTTCTATCTTTCTTCGCCTCATTCTGTAGGATTTCCATTTTTGTGGCATCGAGGTTGAATTGATTGCGAATCTGCGCCAGCGTAACTTCCCGGTCGGCATCCGACATATCCAGGGTAGCGTTGATCTGGTCTATCGCCGTCTGCAAATCGCCCGCCTTCATGTTGAGATTGGCCGCAAGCTGTTCCCGCTCCTGGGCAAGTTGGGCGTTGTATTGAGCCTGCGCCATAGCCATCTGCTGTAGATTCTGCTGGCCTGTTTGTACGGTCTGAATGGCCGGTAGCACCTGCGCCGCGCTCTGTTGTTCTATATTCCCGGCCAGTTGCGCCAAACTGGAACCCACTCCCTTTTGAATGTCGGTTAGGCTACGCTGAAGTACCCCGCTTTGCCCCAACCCGCGAGCGTAAGCGCTCCCCGTTGCCTGTCGGCCCGCTTCCTCGGCCTGCTGATATACCGGCTGCATGGCCCCGGCAAGCATGGTCTGTTTCTGTTCCGGGGAGTAGCCGCCGTACTTGATAATATCGGCAAGCCGGGCTATGGCCCCGGATTCGGCCCCGGAATACGGGGTCTGTTCCGAGGGAGTCCATGTCGATTGAATCAACTTTGGCTCGTAGGCCGTCCAGTCTAGAGTCTGCCGTTCAGTTTTCGGCGCGGTTGTAGGACCTTGCCAAGTCGGTGATTTAATTGTCGGCTTAGTGCCGAAAAGCCAATCGAAAAAACCCATTTCTAATATCTCCTATGCTTCATACCAAATGGTAATCCAGCCACGATTATAAGAAGTGGAATCATAATTATCAGAATCGTAACCTCCACTGTCTTTGCGTCTCAAAGTGATATACGTAGAACTCCAACCGGCAATCCCGCCCAATACGGAAAGACAATCGCTGTCAGGAGTATTAAGAGGAGAAAATGTAATATTCAAATCATCCCTGATAATAACTTCTACCTTTCTTATCTTAGATTCATTCGCAATTCCGTGAGCGACATTTTTAGTGGCATTAGCATCCATGTTCCAATCGCCAATTTCGATGATTTTAGGTTTGAGAGTTTTTGCACCCGTCCCGGTTTCCTGAATCCCGGCAGCAAGAGTGGCTGTGTCTGCATTTCCCGTTACATTCCCGGTGACATTCCCGGTGACATCCCCGGTGACATCCCCGGTGAGATTTGCTACTATTGCACTTGAAAATGTCTTAACCCCAGCTATAGTCTGATCGCCCGTCTTTTTGACATTGGCCGAATCCAGGCCGTCAACATAAGTCTTTGCCGCCTTCTGACTCGGAATCTTCGCATCCGAATCGTCGGTCAGCCCGCCATCCGTATCCAGATCGGCACCATCTACCTTATCAGCGTTCAAATCAGTAACGAGCGTAGTATCTTTCGCCCCGCCAGCCAGTTCCGCCGTGCCTTCAACCTTGATTTTCCCCTTAACCGTCAAATCTCCCAAAGCCATGTTTAACTCCCTATGGTTACGCCATCATTTAGGTCAATCTCGAACAGAACCGTATCCGTCGAGTTTTTCACTTGCACTTTCGCCGCCCCGCTTGTCGGAATGTTGAATACCAAATCCTGCGCCGCCATCTTGCTTGAAATCTTGGCGGTGACAAACTTAGTCGAGGCGGTCATTTTCTTGATTGCCATGCTCGCCCCGGATTTGAGATTGTCTCCGTCAAGCGCCCCGTTTATGATGTCGGTTATGTCAGTAAAATTCTGTTGAATCTTCGTACCAAGGCCCGTATTGCCATCCGAAAATGTATAGGTATAAGAAATGTTAGGCACCGATCTGCACCCCGCTCTCCGAAAAAATCAAATATCGTGTCACGGTTGGATCGGCCTCAAGTCTAATGTCGATCTCAAGTCCTTCAGGAATCACTATCTCTATGTCTCCGCTCGGCTCAATCAATTCACCCGCGATTTCTTCCGAACAGTCCAATACATTCACGGTCGGGTCCATGGAAGCGGAAAAGTTATTCTCGTCCAGTTCGCCGTTGATCATGTTGCGGGCCTTGAGAAAATTGCCCATGCAGGGCACGGCATCGTACCAATCGGTATCGACGATAGTGTATGTATAGGTCAGCATGGCCATTAATAAAGCGTTACCTCACCGCTGCTAAGGATTCCCATTCTCACCTGCCCCGAATGGTCCTTTATCTTGAGGCTGTGTGACCCATCCGAACTCGGAAGTTTGATTACCAGAGTATCTGCTGGGTCTACTTCCGAGACTTTGATTTCCGTTGCCGTGACCGTAGCCCCGGTAAGTTGGGCCAGACTATTGATATTCGCCTCTTCCAGTCCTGCGTTGACCTGAGCCGAGATTGCAAGGAAATTGCCGTTGAGCATCGCCGCCGTCAGTACCACAGGATTAGTGATCGTGTAAGGAAGCGTTATTGTACCCATCTAAAGTCCCATTGTGACTATCAAAAACGTTTATATTTATATGCGAGACTGAACCCATAGAGTCCCACGTTGTCATAATCGCCCGAATGCCCCAGCGCATATGAAATTGCCAGACCATCAAGTCCTTGGGGCAAAGCGATTTCGGTTATCTTCCGGTTACTTGCCCCGGAGGTCATCATTGATGTGCCGAGGACCGCCGAGCCATAGGTGCTACCGGCCCCGCCTAGGTCCAACGTAAACGGCAGGGAGAGTTCGTCGTTCAGGTTCTTGATGATGTCCAAGTCCATCGAACCGATACCGGTAGAAGTATCTACTTTCAGCCGGTCGTAGATTTTCGTTATTGCCGGTTCCTCAAAGGCGAAATATTTGCTATGAAACTCATAGGGAATGTTGACCCCATCATCTTGTGTTCCAATATCCATCTTCCGCAAGTATCCCGAAGCCCCATCGAGCATGTAGATTGTTTGCGTGTCATTCGGCCCGGTATAGGGAATGTAGGCGGCTATCTTTCGCCCATCCATGAGCCACCATATAGGCTTTCCCGTGCGGAGTGTGGCAATGTCCAGCCACAACTCTTTATCGTTATGGGTGGTCATTCCCGAAGAAGCGAAAGCCAGCCGATACCAGCCGGCAAAGTAACAGGCCGCCGATATGCTCCGCAAGGATTGGGGAATAGAATCCAGCCAGGGCAGGATTTTATCTCCAATTGCTACAGGGTCATTCTGCCCATCGAAAAAGTAGATGTTGTCCGAGCCCCGGAAGATATGCCCAAACCCGATTTCAACCGCAGAAAGCGGGGCAATACAGCCGATAGCATCTTCCTCCCGGTGCTGATACCAGTTGTAAAGATTGTCTCCCCGCATGGCCCAAATGCTATCATTCTTATAGATAATCAGGTCATCACCACGGGGCAGTAGTTGAGTGATAGGATCGCCATCTTTGAAGCCCACATTGAACGCTTCGCCATCCCCGCCGGCCCACTGGTCATCAGTATCATAGTCGGTGCATTCCATGTAGCCTTCAGGCATATCCCCGCCTGCGGCCCATAGCCTGTCTTTATGCTGGCAAATGTATTGCGGTTTATAGGTCAGTCCCGAAATATCGGCTCTGCTGAATCCGCCGCTATAGCTGACAACCTGTATCTTGGTATCGCCCGTGGAGATATAGAGCTTTTCTTTCCAGGCGGCGAAATAGACTTTCTTCCCCGTGCTAATAGCCGAGCCGCCCGTGATTTCTTGCCAGTCATTACTTCCATCGAGATAATAAATCTTGACGTTGGCTCCATCATCCGCCGCCGCTATCGTGGTAATCGTCGGGGAAGAAGGCCGATACCAGCGGATTCCGTTGACAAACTTGTTGCCGCAGGCAGAAGAATTGATTTTGAGAGTTCCCGAGCGGCGCTTGAGATACTTCTCCCAATAGACGTTCCGCGTCCCATCATAGGTCGTAACGCGGGCATAACATTCATTATCCGCTATCAGGTGCCCGGGGTCGGCGATATTGATTCCGCCCGAGAAGTCATACTGATTTAGGATTTTGCCCCGGTGAAGCCCCATTTACAAGGACTCCATGTCATGATTCACCCGCGTCACTTCGAGCCGTTCACTCATATCCGGTTGAGGCCAGGGGTTTTTCTTGGCAACGTCAATCATTGCCTTGTTGAGTCCTCGCTCCCACTCGGCGAAGAACACATTCACCCTATCATCCTCTCCCTCGACTGAAGCAAGATAGCAGGCATAGAAAACCAGCAGCATATGGTGTTCTTGCGGGATGATAGGAGTATCACCTGCGGCTGCCATGGCCCCGCCGAGAGAGTAGTAGACAATAGTTAGAGCTTTCGCTTCTGTCGGGATAGGTTCAAGGCCGATTTTGTCGAGTTCCACATAGTAGGCGCTCGGCGTGCCGGATTCATCTCCGGCCTGATGAATCGTATCCTCGACATCAATCAGCTTCAGCTTGCTGCCGTCATAGTAGAGTGTCCGAATCAGTTTGCAATCCGAGGGGACCGAGTATTCCCGTTGCAAGGCAACGGTTGAAATGGAAGTAGACTTTTTGACACTATATTCAGTAGTATTGCAATATAGCCGCTCGGCCTCATTGAGCCATTTCTTGATATAGTCCTCGGAATACTTGGATTTTATCTCGTCTCGGAGCAGGCGAAAGGCCGTGCTAATCAATTCTGAAAACTGCATCGGATACTCCTAAAAAACGGGCGAGGATTACTCCCCGCCCGTCATTCGCTTATGCGAAGGTCGCAATAGCGCTCATCCAACCCTGATGCCGCCTTGAATCAGTCCAAAGCGTGCAGTACAAGCGGATATGAGCCACCCGCACATCGGAGTTCACCGCCATATCGAAGGAAATAAACTTGAAGTTCATCCCCGGGAATAGGGCCAGGCCGAAATGCCGAGTGTTCAGAAAATACAGGTCCCCCGAAGCCACGTGGCTATCGGTGTAGGCCAGCGCCTGCCGATACTTGAAGTTCTCGAAGCCTAGTGAAGCCATCTTGGTATCGGTATAGCGCAGGTTGGGCATGATGAAGGTCGAAACGATACCCGACCAAATCGCGTCAGTGGTGATTAGCAGGTCCGGCTGGTCGTTGGCATCGGCCTTGCAGGCGTTGTAATGCGTATCCAGCACCGCCTTAGTCAGCTCAGTCGTTGTTGCATCAGGCCCGCCCGATATGCCATGAGCACCCGAAGAGGATTTCCAGGTCGTAACATCGGTTGAGGCAATACCTCCGAGGGAAGTATCGCCGGTCTTGCAGATTGCGCCTAGACCATACAGCGGGTGCGAAGTCTCGCTAGAATAATCGGCGATGATGTCCGTGCCTAGAAGGTCTTTGAGTGACAATTCGGCGATATTCACCTTCTCCTTGACGAGATTCAGAACCGCCGGGGTGCCCTTGTTCTTTTCCAGGTCCAGCCCTTCCAGGGCAATCGGGACATTGTACCGAGCCGCAGGATACCGCGCCCTAGTCACCTGCTCGACCGTGGCAATGCCAAGAGCAGTGCCATCGGTGTAGGCTTCCGCATTTGACTTCGTATGCCAGACGGGGCATTCAAAATAAGTGCCGCCGACCCACTTCTTTGCCTTCTTGTAAAGGGTATAGAAAAGCGGGTTGCTCAACAGTACGTTGTCTACCAGCTTTGGAACAACGTAAGTCTGGCAGAATGAGCTAATTTGATTAATTGAGATAGCCACTCATCTCTCCTATGTTAATGATTGTTCATACTCATCAAAGAGCTGATCCATGTTCTTTGTGAGATCAACGTTCTTAGGAAGAGATACCGCAGATTGTGTTGAACCCGTTTCTACAGCCGCCTCGCGCTGTTCGCGCAGCTTCCGTAGCGCTTCCTCTTCGGCCTTCTTTTCCAGGTCTCCCCGGTTGCGCCATCGGTAAGCATCGTGAATCAGCGTGTACAAAGCGCCCATATCCTCTACCTTTTCCGTTTCCTCATCGAAGAATTTGTTGAAATCTTCCTCTTTGAGATCGGGATACTTGGCTTTCAGCGCGGCGAGCGCCTCTTGCCGAGCGCGTACGTCTTTATCAACCCGCGATTTCTCATCCGATTCTTTTAGCCGCGATTCTAACGCGTCTAACCTCCGTTGGATTTCAGGACTCATGGTAAAAGCCGGTTGCCCCGTAGGGGCCTGGCTACCCATGAGCGCGGCCAGAGATTCTTTAGGAATCCGGCCTTGTAGATAGGCCGTTACCAATCCTTGCAGTTCCTGGTTCTTGCTGAAATAGTCCTCCCACAATTTCAACTGATCCAGGCCGTACTGGTATTCTTTCCGCGCCTTCTCGAAATCCTCTTTCTCCTTTGCGATTTTTTGGGCTTCTTGGGTATTCTTGGCCTGCCAACTTTTCATGTTGGAATGGGCCTCATACCAGGGTTTTACGATTTCGGGAGTGAGTTGCTTAAACGCTAACTTCTTTTGCTCCCCGCCCTCGCCCACGAGAAAGTCAAGCACTTCGGCTGCCTTTCTCTCGCCCGACTCGGCCGGCTGTTGGTCGGTAGACTCAGCCTCCAGGTCGATTTCTTCCTCATCCGGGATAATGTCGGATGCAGGATCATAAGCCATACGTTCCTCCTCCGACGCGCTAATAAAAAAACCGCGCTGCGGCGGTTCTCATATTAGGTTGGTCGAAATTATGTTTTTGCCGGAGTCCATACCCCGGCTTGTGATGCCAAAGCCATCAATTGTTCTAGCGTCATGCCTGAAGTAGCCAGCAATTCCTGCACTTCGGGCGGTAATCCCGCAGGCCCCCCGGGCCCGGGCGCTACGGGGGCCTGAACCGGCCCCGGAAGCGCCGCCGGCTGAGCCGGAACCGCCTCGGGAACCGGAGCGGGGGCCTCGGGAGCCTTAAACGCGAGCAATTCCTCTCGGCCCGGGAATTCTACCGCATCGAGTACGATTTTCGCCGCCATTTTCTGTTTCGGATCATCCGACAAGGCCAGCTCCAAAATATGATTTGTCAAAAGCTCGAATACCAGGTCGGCCTTGCTCTTTTTGTCTCTCGGAAGTGCCGCCCCGGAATCTATCGAGACTTCATACTGACCCGCAAGGTCGCCGGGAACGGTTTTTAGCGTCCCCGCTACCGTACCATTCCCCCCGATGACCGCATGAATCCGCTCGCTCGTGTAAAACTGCTGCGCTAATGCCGCCATTTGGATAGCAAGCTCGCCCAGGGTTTGTTCCATAAATTGAATAGACTGTCCTATGCGGCTGGAACCTGCTTCATACAGCCTTTCAATCCCCCGGGCGGTGCGGTGCGTTATCCGGCCTACTCCCTGGAGGATTTCCGAAATGCCGGTTACATCGAAAATCCGTTGAATAATATCGTTTGGCCGAACAATTAGGTTGGGCGGTATCTGCGGGGGCACATCGGCTTTGATTTTATCTACCGGGGCTACCTTGATAGCGCCCGGCGTAGTGATTTTGCCCGCAATTTTCTTGATTGCATCTTCCCCGAGGCTAGGGTCTAGCGTCCAGCCCACATTCGCTGTTACAGTTACAATATCATCGATCTGCTGATAGGCATGATTGAGCGCATCCTGTAATGGAATCACCTGTTCAATATCACCGATCCCGTAAAATTCATTCCCTACGACATTCATCACCTGCTTGATAAAGGGAAACTTGCCATGTTTATAGGGATGGGGTCGATCATTTACGATAAGCTCATTATTGATAACCGTCACCACCCGGCCCCTGGGATACTTTTTCGCATCGCATTCCGAGGGAGCAAGCCAATATTCTTGCAGATACGCCCTCTCGATGGCGAATTTCGTATCCGAAGTTACCATTCCGCTTCGGTCGTCCATAGTATCCGTAACCGTAGTGGGCCGGCGGTCGGAAAACCGACGTTCCTCGAATAGAATATCCGAGATTTCCCTAGAAGAATTGATTTGTTCAGCATACTGAGGGTATCGTTTCTTGAGAGTAGATACCGGATAAAACTCTACATGGATAAAGAAACGGCCTTTCTGCAAATCCGTAACCGTGGGGTCGGGAATGCCCTTGAACGGCTCGATGGATTCAGCGAAAATCTCTCCCCGGTCCTCATCGGCCTCTGGTTCCCATCCGGTTTTCCAGTAGCCCAAATCATAAACCATGGCGTTCCAAAGCACATCGACGTTCTTACGCTGGATTTTCAGCTTGTTCCAGAGCGCATTCCCAATCAGCTTACTCAAATGCTCGGCCCGAGTCTCGGCATCGGGACTCATATCAAAGGGAATGAAGTTCACCCTCGGCCTGTTCTGAGTGAGGAAGGGTATTTTTACCTGAGTCACCACCCAACAGTAATTTACCCGTATATCGCTCTTGTAATGAGGCCGCCGCGGGGATAGCTGGCGATTGATCCAATAGTTGTAGTGCTTCTTCCACTTATCCCGCCGGTTTTTCATGGCGATAGTGCCTTCATCCCAATAGCGTTTGAGCTGTTGCAGCAACTTCTCGGGATCTTCGGGTGCTATATCCGGTTTCTCTTGTTTTTTCTTAGCAAACAAAGCCATTACATTTCCTCTAGCCCTTGCTCATGCAAAATTCGCCGCTTTTGCTTGTACGATTCAAGATATATAGGACCGTCATTGCCTATATGCGGATCCCAATAGGGCTTAAAAATATGAACAGCGCGGGGCGGGGAGAAAAGCATCTTGGCTCGTTTCCCGCATCGAGGACATTGGGCCCAAAGCCGTTCACCCATCCGATTGAAAGCCTCGAATTTCAGCCCGCATCGGCACTTATAGTCGTAGGTCATAACTTTTCAAGAATATGCTCCCAACCGACAAAGGGCTTTTTCTTTTTCGGAGGCTTATAGGGCTTATAATATTCATCCGATGTGCGCGGAGCTTCCGGTTCCCGTTTTTCGCTCCTGGCGGCCTCATTCATCTTCTGCTTGAAATAGTTGAAGTTTTTACGAGCCTCCAACTGTTCATCGCTTTCAACGGGTTCTTGGCTGGGCGCAATATCAATCAGACGCAAATATTCCTGAACCCATTTGTTATATCCCGCCTCGGGTTCCTCATTAGGATCAAAAATCAATTTTTTCTTAGCCATTCAGTCCCTCCTAAAAATCACGCCAGCTATCGCCGGCAACTTCCATCTGTTCTACCATAGCCTCAAGAGAATATGGATCATCCTTGTGGCGATTTTCCGTAGGAATTATCACGTCAACGGGAACCTGGTCCTCCATGACAAAGGCGATATAAGCCAGCGCATCTATCTCATCATCAAACCGCGAAGCCCCGTAATTGATTAGCTGTTGCCGCAGCCTTTCACATCGCGTCTTGTGCAGCACGATTCCACCCTGATTGAAATAAGGCTCCAACCTCGAAATGCGCTCCGGCTTCGGGCGGTTGCGGTGCTTGAGTTCGTGGGGTGCAAAAAATATCTTGCGCCGCTGCATTTCCTTTTGCAGCCATTCGATCAAGATATATTGCAAGGCCGCTTGTTCAATTCCCACATAAACATCGGGGCATATCCGGCTATAACCGACAAACTCATTGAGAATAACATCGATCACGCCTTGAGTTTTCTTCCTCATGCCTGTTGACTTCATTACATAGAGAGGGAGCTTGTCGTCTTTCGGATACCCCACAACGACCAGGGCCGTATTGTCGTGGGCCTTCTCCTTGGAAAGTGCCGGGTCTACCAGCATATAGATTCTACGAAGCGGCGGCTCCTTGCCTTCATACGTTTTAATATCTTCTTCTTTGAACCGTATATCCTCTTCGGCCAAAGGCATTAGATTGTACTGTTTCGCATAAAATGCCCGGCCCTGTTCAGCCTTCTTCTTCTTAAGGATTTCAAGGTTGAATTTCTCGGGGAAAACCACGTGGGCATCGGGTTCATCTACGTCACATTCCTCACCCCGGCTATTCTCCGTAGCCGTGCGGCGGATAACATGGAATCCGTGTTCCTTGCACCAGTTGTACAAATCTTCGTTTGCCCATATTGTACCTACGACTATTCGCACGCCGTCCGGGTCCAACACGGAGGCGCAGTTCTTGAACCGCTCGATTACCTTCAGAATCCATTCCAGGGTCTGCGTATTCTCCATATCATGAGGGTCATCGAAGATCATTTCATCGTTATGCTCCCCGGTATAACCCTGCATGATGCCGTTCACTTTGAGAGTAAACCCCGAAGTCACCTTGGAGCGATTGACCGTGAACCGGTCCTCGCGCCAGAACGGGGCTTCCTTCTGCGGATTCTCCCAAAGGATTTCGGGGAAAAGCGCTATCAGTCGGGGATTCGCCAAATGCGCTTTGATTTCGGCTACTATTTCCATGGCCTTTGAATAGCCATAGGACATGATAGACTTGCGGCAGTTGGGATTCCGCAGAATCCCCCGGATCGTGCGGCCTATTGAAAATACCGAAGTCTTTAGATGCCCGCGCGGCCAAAGAATCAGAATGTCCTTTATCCCCGCCTCTATCGCCCTATCTACTTCCCGTATACCCCGGCCATGGAGCTCGTCATTCAAATCGTTGTAGCCTAGATACTCCCGACATAGGTACATCAAATCAGATTTAACTCGCTCCCTCTCCTTCTCTTGATTTATCAAAGAACGTATATGATCCAGTAGCGGGATTAGCGACTTTTCGCTTTCCGCCCCGATGCCTTCATGCACCAAAGGATCATTTGGAAAAGCCTGAATAAAACTAGTTACTCGTTTATCTTCCGACTCTTCCGAGTGGGATTCCCACCATTGGTGAAATCGGGTATGCAACTCTGCATCGAGAAAATACCCAATTTCGCTATTCTGTTCGTTCTTCTTCGCCAAAATCTTTCGGGTCTAGCACATAGCATTTGGGCTTCCGGCCCCGCTTCTTGGGCGGCGCTTCGGTCTTAGATTCCGCAAGCCGCTTGCCTACTTTGAATCCAAAATAAAAGCCGCCCGATAGAAAAGCGGCTCCTATTGCAGCGCCTATGATAAAGCTAAGCATTACACTCCAATCGTTGCCGCATCGGATAGATAACCCCAAATATTGCAAGTAAAGGTTGTCACGCCGGTAAGATCATCATTCACCTTGAATCGGATATATTCGCCCGCGCTTCCAAGAATCTGAATATCATCCGCCATGCTGGTCAGAAGAGGAATAGCGACTTGAAACAAATCCACCGTACCAGCTACTATGCTTGGGAAACCCATGGCTGCCATATCGGCATTCTTTTTCAGCAGGCCCGGGCTAAGCGCTTTGATAACCGTGCCGTCCTTATCGCATACATCAATAGTGCATCCGTTTGTCAGGGCAGTCAGCGATAAAAACTTGGAGGCATCCGTAACATCGGCCTGGGTGCCAGTCAATACAATCGTGCGAAGACTCAAAACCTTGCCCTCGGGCGGCTTATACCAGAATTCCGCTGCAGAGGTCACAACCATATCTGTCGTGAAAGTATCATTGCCCTGCGTTGTCACTCCAACAGTAAATCCGGCATCGACATTAGCGGCATCGGCTACAACCCCGCCCCTCCTGTTGGTGCAGGTTAGCGTATCGGTAGAACGGCTGACCTTGAGCCGGATATTGAGTACCGGATCGGCCCGGATTGCCAGCAGCGTTTTTTCGGCTACATTATTCGCTGTTTCGTTTTCATCAATGTCTACTTTGAGAGCTATTTCGTTGCTCACCGGATCAATACCGGAAACCAGTACCGTTGCGGCAAAGACCCCGCCCACGTTCCCATCAGCGGCATTCGTACAATTGCCCTTGGTCTTATGCGTAACATCAACCTTGTGATCATTCGTGGGTGCCTGTTGAGAAGCTGACCATCCACTTACCCCATTAATAGCGTTTGTCATCGCCAGGGCTACCACTTCATCGGCATCATTCTGAGCAACCACCGGAATCTCGCAAAGCAGGGTATAACCCTCAAGCGCCTGGCCGGTTTTCTGTAACCCGGTCACGCCCTGCGTGGTCACGGTCACCGTGAACCCGGAAGTTCCGGCTGCGGCATCATTCACCGCACCCTTGACTTTGTTCGTTACCGTGATCTGCGCAGTTGACTTCAAAACTACTTCCCATTTTTCGGTGTATATGGCATTCAGCGTATCCCGGGTCGCTATCCGTACTTCATGGATTGAAGCATTCTCTTTGATAACGACCTTGATCCCCGTACCACCCGGGGCCGGGTCGGTATTGGTTTTCCCGATTACCGCATACCAGACATAGAATGACCCATTATCCCCGTCGCGCAGAGTCCAATACGTTCCATCCAGTGAACCACTAGAATCGGCAACCGTGGTTACATCTGTTACTTCAGCCACGCCCAGCCCCGGGTCATAACCGGCACCGGCTACGGTGAAATAACAATAGTATTTCGTTTCCCCCGTGGACGGTCCATCGGCGAGCTTGAAATACTTCGATGCCAGATCCCCGCTCGAATCTGCCCGGTTGGTAAAAGTCGTCTGTTCCTTCTTGCCCAAAAGCGGATTTTCACCCGTTCCCGCCACACAGTACCATGGCCGGTACTTGTAATCAGTCACCCCGTCCGTAGTAGTAAAATGATAGGATTTCCCGGCGAGCGACTTACTTGAATCAGCAACCGTTTGAACCGTGAAAACTTCCGGCACTTCCTTTCCCAGGAAAGTACTGCAAATCTTATCGGGTCTAATCGACATTATCTTCCTCCACCTCATTTACCATTTCATAATGCTTGGCGCATTCATCTATATATCGATCAACCGCCCTCTCCAGCCATCGCGCCTCGGAAAGCCTATCCATGGCTAGATACCGGCAAAACCTTTCCCATTTCTCGGCCGGCGGCCAGAACGTTATCCGCCTCAGCTTGTTCTTTCTGGAGGCCCCGGTCTTGACCGCCCCAATATACCCGCCCCTATTCACGCTTCTTCAGCTTCCCCGCCGCCCGCCTATCATATAGACTATTGCACACGGCATAGCGCTGTTTACTATCCGGGTATTCCTCATTCATCACCGGGTTTCCCATACA